ACGTATCGAGGAAGCCATGCGGTCCCCATGGGAGAAGCTGCACACTATGTTGTCTGGCATGAGCGCCAAGCTGACCGATAGCGATGACGAGACTAAGAAGCGGTGGCACGACACGTTCATTACCAACGCGCAAGACATGTGCGGGATGCTGACCCACCTAAACATTACGGGCGACCCCAAGCTGGAGGCTGCGCGGCGGCAACTGGAACAGGCGCTAATCAACGTCGATATCGACGACATTAAAGAGGAAGTGGGTGTTCGCGTAGACCTAAAGCAAAAGGTCGATGACATCCTCAAGGGCTATGACTGGTAAAGGAAGACTAACATGACAATGAATTACGAAGGCTACACATATACCGAACTCGACGGATACAAAACCGTATACAGGCGGGAATACAAGGCACAGGGTAACCCATATCAAGGGCCAGCGGTGCTTGCACCTAAGCTTGCACCCTTAGTGGACGCGATACTAACACAGCGTCCCAAGTGGAAGTTTGTGGCTAGGCAGCGGGCGGGTATGGTGCTTCAAGACGATGGAACCAACACCCCTGCGTTTGGTGCTCTTCAAGTATACACAGAGAATGACGAGATACTGGGAGAACTTGATACCACCTACACTTACCGTGGTGGCGAGAGCCAGCTTAACTACACCTACGACAACGAGAGGCTGAGTGCCAAGCGGCAGCGTGGGGCTTGGTCTAAGAGCACGAAGTTGGATAAGGCAGTGAAGGATGTGCTCAAGAACTTCCGCCCGAAGGATACCACCGAGATTGTGCGGGAGCGTATGGCTCTTGCGGGTAGCGTGGTAGGGCAAACAGCGGCTGAAGCGCATAAGAAGTTTATGAACCCATACTCCAAGCTAAACCAGCAGATGACTAACTTTGTTATGTATAACTGGGATACGCTATCCCCGATGTTCACGGAGGCGGGTCTTGAGTTTGACCCCGAACTTCCAGAACTATACGCGGCTGCTATGAAGGCCAAGGAGATGGGCGAGTCGTTCCGACCCGATGGTGGTGGCGTCACTATACTTGTGCGGCCTAGCGATTATCTTGTAGTGCGAACTGGCAAGGACGACAAAACAGATGTACAGATAAAAGCACCAGAGGAACTGCCAGCCGAGGTGCGCCGCAAGCTGGGTATACTCAAGCTGACGGAACTTAGGCAGTATGTCCCCGACATGGGCGTCCACTGCGCGAAAGATACATACTTTATTACTGGGGAGGACATGATGTGACTGAAGAAACTAAACGATACCGAGGGCAGCGTGGGCTGGGCAAGCGCCCCGCCATGAGCCTGACAAACCTGCGGCTGCGGACGGACATCCTCGACTACTATAAAGCACAACCGAACTTCACGGCCAAGATGCGTGAAGTCCTAACGGAGTATGCAGAAGCCAATAAATAAATGATCGCTCCTAACTTAGTTACACTGGACCGCCCTCGTGGCGGTCTTTTTTTATCTTTTTTATTTTTTGATGTTTGACAATGTAAAAGCATGGTGTAAGGTGGCCTTCCTAACAAGGAGCAACCACATGAGAGAACCAGAACTTATCAACGCCACAGTCATCCCCGCGCAAGCGGGTTACAAGATGGTATTTGTCGACGCATATTCGGATGATGACATCCCGACAGAAATGCCAGAAACATGGCTAAGTGATGTTATCGGATGGCGCATAGTAACTTATAAGCGCGAGGGCGGTGACATTTATTCGTTTACAGAGGCAGTCACTTTAGATGGCACATACGAGAGCAGCTACGCTATTTTATGCCCAGACGGGACTGTAGATGATGTGCATCACTGCCGCCACATTAACATGCGAGCGTTCCTTAACCACGCTAGGGAAACCCAAGAAGCGGCAATAGCTAGGGGCCTAATCAAGAAGGCACCAGACGTTGGCTAAAACCCCCGAAAAGGTAGTCAAGGATAAGGTCGTGTCCGTCCTCAAGTCCGAGGATGTATATTACTTTTTTCCAGCAACGCACGGCTACGGACGCAGTGGCGTTCCAGATATCATAGCCTGTGTAAACGGACACTTCCTCGCCATTGAGTGCAAGGCAGGTAGTGGCAAGCTGACCGCCCTTCAAACCCGCGAGATTGAACACATCCGCCGTTGCGGTGGCGTGGCTGTCGTGGCGAACGAAGACAACTGGGACATGGTGCGCGACATCGTGCGCAAGCTTAAGAATACTGTCATAGGAGAGGCGACGTGACCAACGAAGATGATATGTTAATCACACAGGCCGCACGGCGTATCTGTGCCGCGCAATGCGACAAGCAGGACAATGGCGAGAGCCAGCTATACCTAATCGGTGACTACGACCACACAATCTGGATGCGCCTCGTTGAGCAGGGCATCCGTAAGGGCATTGAGATTGGGAGGATGCTGTGATTAAAGAACGCATTGAGGCGCTGCGTAAGCGCGAAGCTGTATGCTGGGATATGTCGGAGGTGTTCCTCCATGCCAAGGACGCACATGGTCTTCATGACATGGGCGTAGAGATACAAGGCATCCAGTGGGCAATTCGTGAACTGGAACTTCTGCTGTGCAGATAATCACAATCGACTTCGAGACCTACTATGACCGAGCGTTCAGTCTGTCCAAGCTGACAACGGAGGAATATATCCGTGATGAGCGCTTTGAGACTATCGGCGTAGCTGTAAAGGTTGACGAAGGCGAGGCCCAATGGTTCAGCGGCCCGAAGGCCGCGACCAAGATGTTCCTTAGCCAATTCCCATGGGACGATGCTGTGGCTGTGGCGCATAACGCTGTGTTCGACATGGCTATCCTTAACTGGCAGTTCGACATCCGCCCCAAGCGCATTGCTGATACGTTGTCTATGGCAAGAGCCAAGCATGGAACGGAAGTGGGTGGTAGCCTCAAGGCGCTGGCCGAATACTATCAGTTGGGAGCGAAAGGCACTGAAATTCTTAACGCACTGGGCAAACAGCGATTGGATTTCAACGCCAAAGACTTAGCCAGATACGGAGAATACTGCCGTAACGATGCAGACCTCACCCATAGTTTATTCAAGTGCCTTGCTGATGGCTTCCCCCTCGTAGAGTTGCAGCTTATCGACCTGACCATCCGTATGTTTACTGAGCCGGTACTGGTCTTAGACAAACAAGTCCTCACAAACCACCTGTCTATTGTGAAGAGTACCAAGGAACAACTACTAGGTAAGGCGCTCGTGGACAAGGCGGACATCATGTCCAACCCCAAGCTGGCCGACCTGCTGCGCAAGTGCGGTGTCGAGCCACCAACGAAGATTAGCCCTGCAACTGGTAAGGAAGCGTTCGCGTTCGCCAAGACTGACGAAGCGTTCAAGGCGTTGTTGGAACATGAGAACCCGGTCGTTCAAGCGCTTGTGGCTGCGCGGCTAGGTGTAAAGTCTACCCTTGAGGAGACGCGCACGGAGCGCTTTGTTGCCATTGCCGAGCGTGGGACATTACCTGTACCTCTGCGTTACTACGCTGCACATACTGGGCGATGGGGAGGGGACGACAAGGTTAACCTTCAGAACCTACCTCGCAAGTCACCATTGAAGAAGGCGATGCTGGCACCGGAGGGGCATAACTTTATCGACTGCGATAGCAGCCAGATTGAAGCACGGACCTTGGCGTGGCTGGCAGGGCAGAACGACCTCGTAGACGCATTTGACCGAGGCGAAGATGTGTACCGGATTATGGCATCATCTATCTACGGTGTGCCTATTGATGGGGTGACGGACGGCCAGCGGTTCGTGGGTAAGACAACCATCTTGGGCTGTGGCTACGGCATGGGGGCTGACAAATTCAAGGCACAGCTAAAGACGTTCGGTGTCGATATGGAACTGGCCGAGTGCAAACGTATTATTAGCGTATACCGAGAGACCTATTCCATGATCCCAAAACTATGGCGTGAGGCTGGTGACGCTCTGGATGCTATGGCGAACAACCAAACGGCCTTGATAGGGCGGGAGAATGTGCTGACGGTGTGCGGTGCAGACGGTATCAAGCTGCCCAACGGGCTGAGCCTCAAGTACCCCGACCTCCGCTGGGTGTATGGCGATAACGGTAAGCCCGAGATGGTTTACAACCAGAGGAAGGGTAAGGCTATCCTACCCACCCGCATCTACGGCGGAAAGCTAATCGAGAACGTGTGCCAAGCTTTGGCCCGTATCATTATCGGTGAGCAGATGCTGATGATTGCACGTAGCTACCGTGTGGTGATGACCGTGCACGACGCGATAGGGGTGATTGCCCCTACTGAGAAAGCCGCAAAGGCGCGGCAATTTGTAGAGCAGTGTATGCGTATGCGTCCCAAGTGGGCGACAGCACTGCCGTTAAACTGTGAAAGCAAAGAAGGAGCAAGTTATGGCGGGTGATTTTGAGTCATTGGAGGACCTGCTGCCAGTGTCCCCACTACCCATGCTGGGGCGTAAGAAGCTTCATAAGTACAAGTACAAGATAACCTGTAAAAGGGGACACACCTTACGGGGGGAAAACCTCGTAATCCGCAAAGCCGGAAATCGCACAACCAAGATATGTAAGGCATGTCACGATATGGCGAGAGCCAAGTGGAAAGAAAACAACCCTGACTACAAGACCCCGAAGCGCCTCGCTAAGCAGACGAGGCCGGAGCGTATAGCAGAGTTAGAAAAGGCGCTGTTAGAGGTACTGCTTTCCGTCAACGACAGTACGCTCAAGGAGCATTACGAGAAGATTGCACGAGGAGAAAAGTGATGAGCGAACCACATGACGTAGTGAAGCTGCTTCTCAAGCGGATGGAGAGCCACCCAGAGGAGTTTAGGGTTGGGTCGGGGCCGGAGCGATGGGTCACCCATATAGATATGATACAGGACTATGGGAGCGAGGCTGACAAGGCTACACTAAACGCAAAGCTGCGGGACATCGTAATGGGCGAAATCCACGAAGATGTAATGAATGAGTTACTCAATGGCCCCGACGAACGCCGCAAGCAAGAGGAAGAAGCCGAGTACGAGCGTAATCTTTCAAAGTCATTCGCGCTTACACAGCAGCAGATGATGCAACAGGCGCAAGGAAGCCTACAGAACGCCTACGCGAACCAACTAGGCGCGTACAACCAAGCGCAAGCTGTAGGCATCGGCACCCAGTCACCTTCGCAGCCTCTGACTATTGGTGCGGGGGGTAAGGAACTTATGCGTATCAAAGCTGATGGCGGCGTCTTCATCCAACCAAAACTGTCGTCATCAGCAGTCAACCAAATCAAACAAGCGTTAGGAATTAAAAAATGACCGAGTATCAATTCACAAAAGACTGGTTCAACTGGGCACCGGAAGTCTGGAACCAGCTTACCCCTATGCTGTCAGGTGAAGCAGGTAAGCGTAACTTCCTTGAGATCGGTTCCTTTGAGGGACGCAGCAGCATCTGGATTGCCGAGAACATGATGCAAGACGGTGACCGCCTTAACTGTATCGACACATGGATGGGTGGCGAGGAACACGGCGAAGAGAACATGAATGAAGTGGAAGAGCGGTTTCGCGCTAACTTGATTGTCGCTGCGAAAAAGTTCCCAGAGCGCGTTATCGTCCAGCAAAAGGGTACTTCTACTCTCGCACTGGCACACAAGATTAGGCACGGTAGCTTCTACGACTTCATCTACATCGACGGAAGCCACAAGGCACCTGATGTGCTGACCGATGCGTGTATGGCTTGGCCGTTGCTCAAGCGTGAAGGTCTGATGGTGTTCGACGACTATATGTGGGGCAACCCCCGCGATGCGCTGCACCGCCCTAAGATTGCAATCGACGCCTTCACTAACATCTTTGGTGAGACCGCAGAGATTGTCCACGTTGGTTACCAACTAGTATTACGCAAGAAAGGATAAGGACATGGATTGGATTACGACTGTAGCAGTATTTGTATTGGTGTTCGTTAGCTATGCGATTGGGCGGCTTAGTAGTGACGCTACCCCCATCAAGCGTGAGAACGAGCGGCTCAACGCAGAACTAAAAAAGCTGACTGACCGTGACGAGCGTGGCCGTTTCAAAGGCGGTAAGTAGTGCCCAAACGAGTATGGACACCCGAGAGGGACGCAGAGTTGTTGGAGTATTACAAGCACGGCCTAAGGCCAGCGTACATGGCGGAACAGATGGGGCTTACGATTGCTTCAGTCGAGGGCCGTTACGGGAAGCTGAAAAGAATACAAAAAGCTAAGGAAGCAGAGAGCAATGACTGAAGAGAAACGACCTAAGATTATGATTGCCACCCCCATGTATGGCGGGATGTGCACTGGTATGTATGTGATGGGTTTGCTCAGCACTATGAACGTAATGCGTGAGCTGGGTGTCGAGGTGCGCTGGGCGCACATGACGAACGAGAGCCTTATCACCCGGGCACGTAACGAGCTTGCTCGTTCTTTCTTAACCACAGACTGCGACTACCTAATGTTTATCGACGCTGACATTGGCTTCGACGGACAGGCTATCGCCCACCTGCTGGCCGTGGATGATGATATCGTATGCGGTATCTACCCTAAGAAGGAAGTGAACTGGGATAGCGTCAAACGCGCAGTGGCCGCTGGCAAGGATGACATACAAGACCACGCGGGTGCCTTTGTGTTTAACATGGTAGGTGATGCGCATGTTGAGACTGACGAGCGCGGTACAATCGAAGTGCGGCATGGCGGCACAGGCTTCATGCTCATCAAGCGGGGGGTATTCGACCACCTTGCACCGCACGTGCCGACCTATCGGGTAACATCATTCATCAAGCCAGACGGTGAGTACGACAAGCCGCTGACACACGAGTTCTTTGCCACAAGCATCGACGAGAGCGGTGCGCTATTGTCAGAGGACTACCACTTTTGCGAACTGTTTCGCAAACACGGGGGGAAAATCTACGCCCACCCCTTCGTGAAATTGGACCACGTTGGGACCTATGTTTACAACGGGGACATTTTGAAATCGGGCGGAAACCTAAAGTAAGGAGCGAATGAAATGACGAAACAAAACAAAGCAGCATTAGTCACATCTATGTTGGAGCGAGGCTATTCCGTTAAAACTATTAAGCGGCTTGCTAAAACTAGTGAAAGCTACATATACTTAGTTAAGAAGAAGCTGGCGGAAGCAGCAGGAGAAGTCGTAACAGCGGTTAAAGAAGCCGTAGCCGAAGCCATAAACGAAGAAGCGGTTAAGGCGGAGACTAAGAAGGAAGAACTGGATACTGTACTGGACGAAAGGGAAGACCAGTACGGCTCGTTTATGCAAGCCGCAGATACAGCCATCAAGATTAAAAGTGTCATGCATAACGCCATCGCACGTAACGACCTGCATCTATACCCCGATCAGTTGTTGTCATTGGATATGATCGCGGTAAAGATAAGCCGTATCGTAAATGGCAACCCAGCGCACCGAGATAGCTGGATTGATATAGCGGGATATGCTACGTTAGTGGCTGAACGCCTACAAGGAAAAGCGAGATAACATGACAGCGTGGTCCTATAGCAGCATCAAGACCTTTGACCAATGTCCGAAGAAGTACTTCCACCTCAAAGTGGTTAAGGACGTTAAGGATACGCCGGGGGAAGCTGCTGACTATGGGACCGCAGTCCATGAAGCTGCCGAGTTGTTCGTTAAGGACGGCACACCCATCCCGAAGAAGTTTGGCTACATGCAGCCCATCGTTGACAGCCTCGTTGCTATCGAAGGCGATAAGCACACGGAGTTAAAGCTAGGTGTCAGGAAGACGCCCACTGGCTACGCTCCGTGCAGCTTCTTCGCTAAGGATGTGTGGTGGCGCGGCATCGTCGACTTGGTTATCATCAACGGCGACACGGCCTACATGGTGGACTACAAGACGGGCAAGAACGCCAAGTACGCAGACCCTAAGCAGCTTGACCTCATGGCTGGTGCGTTGTTCGTGCACTACCCGGACCTTAAGACGATTAAGTCTGCTCTGGCATATGTAGTGAGCAACGAGTTCATCAAGAAGGTTCACGTTGCTGAGCAGCGTGATGAATACCTAAATGTGTTTGTTGACGAACTAGGTCGCTTGGAACATGCCCAGCTTAGCGGCGTGTGGAACCCAAAGAGCAGCCCTTTATGTGGCTGGTGCCCTGTAACAGAGTGTGAACACCACAGACCACGGAGACGATGATGGCCCGCGATTACCGCAAAGAGTACGATACGTATCAAGGCACTGAGCAGCAGAAGAAGAACCGCGCTGCGCGTAACGCTGCCCGCGCCAAGATGATGAAGGCCGGTAAGGTCAAGAAGGGCGACGGGAAAGACGTCTCCCACCTCAAAGCATTTGATAAGGGTGGTAGCAATAAGAACGGTGTGCGTGTAGAAAGCGCATCGGCCAACCGCTCATTCAAACGGGACAGCAAGAAGAACCTTGTCTCCGAAGTCAGTACGCGGGAACGCAAAAAGAAGAAATAACATCTAGGTGGAGATACACCGTGCAAATCGTAGACAATAAAGCGTTAGTCTTTGAGACTAACGAGCCTGACATCATTACCCACGTAATCCCGAACAGTGCAGTAATCGAGGACAACAAGGTGGCAGTTAAGTGGGGGATGCACGAAGTGCAAATCCTTGCTGGCTTAGGCTACAAGAACGCCCCGTCCCCCATCATGCGCGACTACAAGTGGACAGGCAAGTATAAGCCGTTCGCGCACCAAGAGACCACATCATCTTTCCTGACAGCCAACAGGCGCGCCTTCTGCTTCAACGAGCAGGGTACAGGTAAGACGGCCAGCGTCATCTGGGCAGCAGACTACCTGATGAACTTAGGTAAGATTAAGCGCGTCCTCGTGTTGTGCCCCCTGTCAATCATGAAGTCAGCATGGCAGCGTGACCTGTTTACCTTTGCGATGCACCGTTCGTGCAGCGTTGCTCATGGTGATGCCAAGACCCGCAAGAAGATTATCGAAGCTGGTTCTGATTTCGTCATCCTAAACTTTGACGGCCTAGCTATCGTAGAAGATACAATCCGTAACGGTAACTTTGACTTGATCGTCGTGGACGAGGCTAACGCCTACAAGAACTCACAGACCAACCGTTGGAAGACGCTGGCAGTGATAATGAAAGACCTCAACCCATACCTATGGATGCTTACAGGTACGCCTGCTGCGCAGTCCCCCATAGATGCCTACGGTTTAGCTAAGCTGGTAAACCCACAGAATTGCCCTACCTTTTACGGTGCATTCCGCGACCAAGTCATGATGAAAGTGACGCAGTTCAAATGGGTTCCGAAGCCTAACTCAGACCGTGTCGTTCATAATGTGCTGCAACCCGCTATCCGGTTCGAGAAGAAAGACTGCCTAGACTTACCAGAGGTTACGTTCATCGAACGCGAGGCACCGCTTACAGCGCAGCAGAAGAAGTACTACCTGCAACTCAAGAACGAGATGCTGATTGAGGCAGGTGGCGAGGAAATCAGCGCGGTCAACGCAGCGGTCAAGATTAACAAGCTGCTTCAGATTAGCGGTGGTGCGGTCTATGCGGATACTGGAGAAGTCATAGAGTTCGATGTGTCGAACCGGCTTAACGTCGTGCTCGAAGTCATCGAGGAAGCTGCGAACAAGGTGCTGGTCTTCGTGCCATTCACCCACACCATCGAACTACTACGCGCCAAGCTGGAGAAGGCTGGCATATCCTGTGAGGTCATCAACGGTAAGGTGCCGCTCAATAAGCGCTCCGACATCGTCGACCAGTTCCAGACTCGCAAAGACCCGCATGTGCTTATCATCCAGCCACAGGCTGCATCGCACGGGCTTACGCTTACGGCAGCAGACACAATCATCTGGTATGCCCCAGTGACAAGCGTAGAAACCTACTTGCAAGCTAACGCCCGCATCAACCGCCCCGGACAGAAGAACGCAATGACCATTGTGCATATCAGGGGCAGCGAGGTGGAGGACCGCCTTTTCTCCATGCTGCAAGGGAACATCAACAATCACGAAAGAATTATCGACTTATACCGTCAGATGATGATTGATGGTGCTTGACAATGTCAAAGAGCATTGTAAGAACACGAAGGCCAACCAAGGAGCAAAACATGAATACCGATAAATCCGTTGAGGAGATGGTGGCTGCGTACCGTAAGATACGTGAAGCCATCTCGGAAAAAGAAGAAGCCCACAAAGCAGATGTATCTGGACTGCGTGAGCAACTCGACATTGTCAGTGATGCACTGCTGGGGGTTTGTAATTCCCTACAGGCTGACAGCCTACGTACAGCGGCGGGTACAGTTAGCCGCCGTGTGAATACCCGTTACTGGACCACCGACTGGGAAAGGATGTATGAGTTCATTCGTGAAAACGATGTGCCATTCCTCCTTGAGCAGCGCATCCACAACGGCAACATGAAGCAGTTCTTGGATGAAAACCCAGACTCGCTTCCGATTGGCCTACAAGCTGATCGCAAATTTGTTATCCAAGTTCGTAAACCAACAGGAAAGTAAGGGGATATACCCATGTCAAACGAAGTATCTATCTTTAAGCAAGCCGGTGCCGTCTCAACATCAGTCGGTCGTCGTGAACTCAGTGAACTTGCTAAGTCGCTTGCGACCAGTGGTACCACATCGCGTCGTATCCAGACCAACACCAACGGTACGTTCAAACGCCTAATCAACGGTGAGCAGATTGGTGATGCAGTTCGTGGTGATATCAATGTCATCATCGTTCATGCACTGCCCAAGGTATCGCGTACATTCTACGCTGGGGCATACGACCCCAATGCAAAGCCAACGTTGCCAGATTGCTGGTCGAACGACGGTGACAAGCCAGAAGCATCTGCTGGTAACAAGCAAGCATCCAACTGCGCATCATGCGATATGAACGTAGTCGGCTCGGGCCAGAACGGTAAGGGTCGCGCCTGTCGCTTCCAGCGCCGCATCGCAGTGCTACTCGCTGGTGACGCATCTGGCGAAGTTTATCAGTTCAACGTGCCAGCTAAGTCGCTCTTCGGTAAGGGTGTCGGCAACGTGCATCCGTTCGAAAGCTACGTGCGGTATCTGCTGGGCCACAACGAAAGCCCAGACACGGTAATCACCAACATCAGCTACGACTTGAACGCTGACTCCATGGAACTTCTCTTCACGCCTGTGCGTGGTTTGAACGAAGATGAGTACGCCTTAGTCAAGGATGTGCAGAAGGACCCAGCAACTAAGCGTCTGTGCGAACTGACCGTAGCTGCGCAAGATGGTGTTAAGAAGCAGCCAGAGGCACCCGCCCCTAAGCCAGCACCACAGGTCTCTCGTTCGGATGAACCCGACGAAGAAATCGAAGAACCCAAAAAGCGTGTTGCATCCAAACCCGAAACTGTGGCAGCATCGGAAAGCCTTGCGTCGGTTATCAGCGCATGGGGTAATGGGGAGTAGTAATGAGTTACGGCTACAGCATTAAGCTGGTTGAAGCCAATCAACAGGCTGACGAGGGACACTTGGGTGTGCAGCTTGGGAGGAAGTGCATTGAGCATGGAATCTCGGTGAGCAAAGCTGCCAACGAACTGGGTGCTACTCGTCAGACTGTTTACAGCTGGTTCTGCGGGGGTAGTTTCCCGCAGGGCGAGTTCATCGGGCTTATCCAAAAATACATCGCTCAACTGCCTAATTGAGCCTACCAAGATGTGAGTTAGTTGGCGGGTAAACCCCGCAACAGAGAGTGATGCCATGGAGAATTTTGACCTAATGTCTGCTGTGCAGCCATCTGATGGATGGTTTGCCATTGTGGGCATCAAAGATAATGCAGTTAAACAAACATTGGTCGAAACCCGTGAGGAAGCTGACCGTGTTGCTGCGCAGTACCTAGCCCAAGAATGCAATGTGTTCTTCGGGGTGGCTAAGTTTAAGACGGACGCAGGCCGCACCAAAGACAACGTGCTATCACTACGTGCTTTGTGGCTCGACATCGACTGCGGTGAAGCCAAAGCGGTTATAAGCGACAAGACCGGACGCCCTGATGGGTATGCTACGCAGCGTGATGGGGCCATAGCTCTGCTTGAGTTCCGTAACCTTGTCGGTCTACCCAAACCAATCATCGTGAGTTCGGGACGCGGTATACACGCATACTGGCCGCTTGACCGAGATGTGACCCGCGAAGAATGGGAACCTGCCGCTGAGCGTCTACGTGACCTATGCTACACCCATAACTTTTACGTCGACCCTGCCGTGTTCGACGCGTCACGTATCTTAAGGATACCCGGGACATACAACTATAAAGACGCTACACCTAAGCCAGTAGAGGTAATGCGGCCCGCCGAGCCGACTAGCTTTGACGAGATCGTTAAGCTTATGGGCGTCAAGAAAGCTGCGCCTAAGAAGCAGTGGGAGCCAACCGAACTTGGTAAGGCCATGAGCGCCAGCACACAGTTCAACTTCAGCAAGATTATGACGCGTAGTGCCAAGGGCGACGGCTGCAACCAGCTTCTTCATGCCTACACGAACCGCGCCACGATAGACTACTACGAGTGGTTCCATGCCATCTCGGTAGCTGCCCAGTGCGAAGACGCAGACAAAGCAGTTCATATGATGTCCGAGGGGCATCCCGACTACGACCCAGACCTACTGGACGCTAAGGTATCCACCATCAGGGGTGCAACTAGCTGCGCCAAGTTTGAAGGTAAGACACCTGCGCTGTGCCAAGGGTGTAAGTGGAAGGGACAAATCCTCGGGCCAAAGTATCTTGGCAAAGTTGTCAAGGAAGCGACCTCTGATCTCGTTGATGTTGTTCTGGATACGCCAGAAGGACCAAGGTCAGAGACGCTAACAATACCCAAGTACCCATTCCCTTATTTTCGCGGTGAGGGTGGGGGTATCTGGCGCGCAGGTGCAAAGGGGGAGGATGGTGCCGAGGCAGACCCTATCCTCGTATACCCCTATGATTTTTATGCCTTAAAACGTATGCGGGACGCGAAAAACGGTGAAATCATCGTCTTCCGTCGCCATCTACCGCAGGATGGTGTCGAGGACTTCTTGGTTCCCCTCAATGAGGTAACCTCCAAAGATATGCTTCGTAAGGCTATCTCTACCTACAGCATCGTCGCTGCGGGTAAGACCTTCGATATGTTGATGGACTACACCCTTAAGTCGGTAATCAAAATGCAAGATATAAGGAAAATGGAAATTATGCGTAATCAATTTGGATGGGCTGACAACAACAGCAAGTTTGTTATCGGAGATCAGGAGATCAGTAAGGATGGGGTGCTTTACAGCCCTCCGTCGAATGTAACAGCCAACATGGCAAAGCAGATGGGTCCGGTAGGCTCACTGGATAAGTGGAAGGAAGTCTGGGCACTTTACGGGCGTCCCGGTATGGAAGGCCATGCATTCGCCGCCTTGAGCGCATTTGGTGCGCCTCTGCTCCGCTTCTTGCGCCAGACAGGTGCGGCTATCAACCTCGTTAGTCCTGAGAGCGGCACGGGTAAGACCACCGCCCTGCGTATGGCTATGAGCGTATACGGACACCCAACAGAACTGATCGCTAAGAAGTCGGACACGCTTAACGCTAAGATGCAGTGGCTGGCCATCATGCGTAACCTGCCATTCTGCGTGGACGAAATCACCAACATGCCAGCGGAAGAGTTCTCCGAACTGGTTTACGGTATGTCCCAAGGTAAGGGCAAGGAGCGTATGACTGCTGGGGGTAACGAACTCCGCATCAACGACACGACATGGCAGACAATCTCGCTATGCTCGTCCAACGCTTCATTCTACGAGAAGCTGACTAACCTCAAAGGCTCGCCTGACGGGGAAATGATGCGCCTCATCGAGTACCGTATCAACCCCACGGATGTAATCCCAACGGATGTTGGCAAGGCTATGTTCGACCAGCAGTTGATGGAAAACTATGGCCACGCCGGTCCTATCTTCATCAAGTACGTGCTGGAGAACTTGGAAGAAACCGAGGAAGCTTGCATGGCAATCCAAGCGCGCTTGGACCGTGAACTACAGCTAACACAGCGGGAACGCTTCTGGTCTGCGGGTGTAGCGGGTAACCTTACGGCTGGCTTCATAGCCAAGATGCTCGGCCTTATCGACTGGGATATGAATCGCCTGTACCAGTGGGCTTGCTCCATGGTCGTGGGCCTACGTGAGGAAATCGAAGCACCAGCCACTAACACGGCACAAATCATCGGTGACTTCATCAACCGCTATATGCAAAACATCCTCGTCGTTGACGATGTGGTGGACCAGCGCAGCAATATGCCAACCATACCCCGTATGGAGCCAAAGGGTGAATTGGTAATTCGGTTTGAGCCAGACACTAAGCTGATGTTCATCACGGCTAAGAAGTTCAAAGAGTACTGCGTTATCTACCAGATCAACTACAAGGAAACGCTGAAGAAGCTTAAGGACGAAGGCGTGTTCTTGCGCTCCGACACCAAGAGGATGACCAAGGGTATGAAGGTTACCACTACTGGCGTACAGGCGTTGTTCTTCGACACATCTGTAGGTGGCTTCCTAGACATGGGTAACCTACTTCCCGAACCAGCCGAGGCAAACGATGAAAGTGCAGGGAGTTAGTTACGACGTAAACTGGAAAGCATTCAAGCAGGGGGCGTCAATTTTCATCCCCTGCTTGGACACCAAACGTGCCAGAGCACAAGTCCTAGTGGTTACCAAGCGGCTACGTATCAAGATATTGATAAAAATTGTGGTCGTAGATGGAATTAAGGGTTTACGTATTTGGTCAATATGATACTGCATGGAACGGAAGCTGCTCCTTCCGGTTAGGCATCACTCGGCCCCCACCCTTCTCCGGTGGGGGCCTTTTTCATTTTAGCGGTTCTTTTGCAGCAAGCTGCGTACGTATGGATCAAAGTCCTTCGATACGCGTAGACCCTCCATAGACCCAGCACGATCCCTATCGCGGGTCTTAAGGCTGTCTTGCCAGTTTTCGGGGTATATCGGGGTAATGTGGGCGGTGCTGTCGTTCCACTCATAGATTTTATCCCAGAGTTTGTTGACGTTCTTCTCGCCCTCCTCGACGCTGATACGGTTAAGGTCGACGTCCCGGTACACTTTCTCCAGCTTGTCTAGGTATACACCGCGTTCCTTCTCGATCTTAATGACCGTCTTCTTGGCGAGGATATTACTTTTCTGGATGTCAGACACATCGGTACGACCAAAGCCAATACCCTGCCCAACAAGCACACCCCATGTGTAATCCTCCACCGGAGCGACAACATCCTGCGTATTAGGCGTGATATACCCCTCGGACCCAAGCCGCTTCGAGATAAGTATGTTGCGTAATGGCGCAGGTGCAAAGTTTTCAGCAGCCCTCATCCCTTCACCCTTAGCTGCATAGTCCGCACCACGAACTAGGTTACGTACTACGGAACCTGTCGCACCAAATGCTAAGGTATACGCCAAAGACCGCAAGGCTTCCTCGTTGTTGTCAACGGGTGTGTCGTCACGGAAGAACAACCCATCAAGACCGACCGATGAGCCGATGTTCATGTTTGTAGCAGCAGAGATAGGACCCATCTTAACTGCACGTGTAAGGGTCTTTGCCTGCTCGTCGCTGAGACCTAAGTCGTTGGCAAGGTCGCTGTCAGGGCCGAAGTATTCTGGCAGGAACTTCTCACGGAACCACAAGTCAAGGTTACGTGCTGTAAGCGGGTTGTTGTCATCGTCGTCGTCGGCATCACCAAGACCAGCCGCTGCGAGGAGAGCAGTCGTAAGCCCCATCATGAAGCTGTAACCGGGCATACCTACGGCACCGGCAAACATCCATGTCATACCAAGGGTGCCGAAGAACTGCTTGGCCGCAACCTTGCGTTCTGCGTTGGGGAGTAGCGTCACTGTGTTTAAGAAACTACGGGTAAGAAACGACGCAATCTGGACCGGGAACGAGTAGAACTGTAGCGCAACGCGGCCAATCGGCCCCTTCATAGCGCGAGGCTTACTGCTTTCAGCGTAGTCGAACATCGTTTCGAGCGTCAGGTCAGCAGCGGTATCCGAAGCTACCGCCATTGCGGTCTTAGGGTCCATGCCATCTTTGATGCGCTTGGCGTAATCTAACTCGAACGCCGACATATAGGCGATTTCACGCGAAATGCGTTCCGCGTGATGGATACCACCAGCGAAGAAGTCAAAGACCCACTTACCCATTTTCGCAGGACGCCTTTGGAACTGCGCACTCGGCCCAGCTTTCCGCTCCAGTACGTCACCAGTAAAGGTAGAATCCACAATGGCGCGCTTGCGTCCGTATTCCCAAGCAAACTTCAACGCCTTACCCAGTTCAGGGTCTTTGTTGTTGTTGATATATTTGCTGTCACCCATGGTGGGTTGGCCCCAGTTGGTAACAAGGGTACCGGTTTCATCTACCTTAGACGTGCCAAACTTATTACCAAAGGTTGCGGTGTATCGCGCAGCCACAGCAGCAGTCTGGGCGTAGCCATAACGTGCGGCAAGAGCGGGCATTGCCACGGTAGGAAGCTGGAAGAACTGCACCAATGCTGATTTGAGGGACGTCAGTAGGTAGAAGAACGTCGCCTTATTTGCCAAACGTGCGAGTGTGTCGAGCGAACCCGTGTTCGGGCTGAAGGTTTCAGCCACGCGAATAGCCATCTCGTCAATAAACGGTTGGAGTTGATCGCGGTTCGGGTTTCCAGCCATTAAGCCATATGCCTCACCGAGGGTCTGGCGGATTTTCGACGAGTACTGCAAGTGTGTTAAGCGGTTAGCCGTCGACATCTGAGAGTCGACATACGCACGCAGCGTATCCGACGAGAAACCGGCAACACCTTCGCGGTGCTGATACCGCTCAAGGTTAGAACCCTTAGGCAGCGATGCGGCATAAAGCTGGAAGATCATGTCCTTGATCGCCCGGACATCACCCATGCCACCCTTGTCGATTTCTAGCAGTACATTCTTAAGGACGTCAGAAGGCTCAGCGCGCAAGAAATCAGCTTCTAAGCCATCAATATCTTGGCCGAAGTTAAAGACCTTTTCATCAGCCTTGATTTCTGAGGCACTACGGGTGTCGCCTGCATCTTGCAGCTTTTTGATACCTTCTTTGATAGCTTGCTGATAAGCCGTCCCGTTGTTGTACCGTTTTACATCGCGGTTCTTACCCTTACCGACGCGTACCCAATAATCCCCTGTACGGAACAAAGTAGCATAAGGGGCGTTCTTCTTGGCTGCTTCGTACAGCTTATCGAGTAGGTCAACAGTTTGCTGGATACGATCCGCAGGTAGGCCAGACTTACGCACGCTGGATACCTGAGCGTTATATTCATTCTCAAACGAAGTCTTGTAGCCACCCATTACCATATCATAGATTAGCCGCCCTTCACCATTGCCCATCTCTGGGGTGGCAAGCGACTCACGCAAGTCATATACGTATTTGATTGCGTTTTTGCGGTTGCCCAAGGCATCTTTACCCGCACCTTTTTTAACCAGTTCAGCGAGTGTATTATCCGCAGCCATAGCCGCTGCGAGCGATGGGTGGCGTGACTCTATTCCTAATAGGGTAGAAGCGTTAATCAAGTTAGCCAGTAGCTCAGCGCCTTTGCTGTATTTGGCAGCGAACTTTTCATAGCGTTTAGCGTTATAGGTAAGGTCCTTGAGCATCCCGTTACGGTAGCCGTCCATCCTGCCGAGAAGCTCGTTGATGCGGTTAAGTTTGCGCGCAACAGGCGGTGACAGCTTGTTGATTATGCGGATGAGGTCCCTGCTGTAAGTAAGGTAGCCCAGAACAAACCGACGCCGTGCGTCTGACATGCTTTTCCACGCGGAGTCCAGAACATCGAGCTTGCCCTTAATACCCCGTGCGTTGAAAAACATAGTCCAAGTGTCGGTATTGTTTTGGGCAGCGTCTTGGCTAGATGCTAAACTTCTCTCAGTACGGCGCACCGTAGCTGTTTGCCGTTGGTTTACCTTAGGCTTGGCTTTGCCAGCCATGTACTTGTTGATGATCTCAACATCGGCATCGTCAAAGATTACGTAGTTGAAAGATGTGGCTTCACGCGTACGAGAGATAGCGTCGGGGTAGCGGTTACCGCGTATACCAGCTTCCAGAAGAGCCAAAGAAGCTTCCTTCTTGGAGCCAAGCTTACGCTTTAGTTGGTTGTATACATCTGCACCGGTAAGCGCATATTTCCCGCCATCATCTACAATTCCAAGAGATGCGAGAGCTTCCTGCACTTTGGCAGACTGCTCGCTGATAGGTTCTTTCCAGTCCAAATACTCGTCGTCGGCTGGGGCGAGTTGCACTTCATACAGTTTCCCATCGACGGTTTGCAGTCGGCCTTCATCACGCAGTCTGTTAAGGGTAGCAGCCATATCATTCGCAATAGCCTGCTCTTCAGCAGTATAGAACTTACTACCCCTGCGCCGTAGACGCTCTAAGGTGTTATCCAAAGTGCCGCTATCACGAAGGAATTGTAGGGCACGGCTCTCTTCAGGTGTAAAGCTTCTGCTATATGTTACAAACTCTCTACCCTTAAGGCCCTTCATGGAGCGGCCATCAATAGTGATCCGCTTACCTGCTTCTTGGTTGCGGTAGTGTTCACCTACTTCGCGCGTACTACCAAAGTACAAACCCCAACCAAAAGCAGTATGGCCTTCACCACTGCCAATTTTACCAGAAGAGAACTCGTTAAAGTCATGCGGGCCGCCATGCCAGCCGTTGACCATGTAGCGTAGGCCTTTGATGATGGTGCTTTCGCGGTTGCCGTCGATGACTTGGTCGTGTGCCATAGCCAGAATGGAACGCACTTCGGCATCACTGTAGTCCAGCTTCAAACCAATACGGCGACCGAAGTCCTTGATGACGGCAGAAATCTTAGCCCAGACAGACGCATCTACGCGGCCAGCTTCTGACTGCTCTGCGAGCACTTCTTCCAATGCACGTAAGTTAGGGTTGCTATCGTTAGCGTAGACACCGGGATTATCAAAACTCCACTGGTCAGCCTGCTCACGCAGCTTCTTGCTACCCTTATAAAGCTGGGCAAGTACTGCGTCCAAGCGGGTGTTGAAAAGCGCACGTAAGCCAAGGTGTCCAAGTGCCTCATGGTAGACAGCCGAGCTAGCCTCTTCAAACGTGTCGATGTTGCTGGCGACAAAATAGATTGTGCCATCCGGAGCCACAAAAGCAGGGACGCGTTCCATGCCATCACGCTTAACGGCCTTGCGCAGCGTATCCGGAAGCTCAGCAATAGTACCAATAACCTTGATGCCAATCTTAGCACGCCAGTTCTTTGTGAGGTCCTTGATGTGCTCTATAAGGTCAGTAGCAGCCATACCTTCAGCGGCTTTGCCGCTACGGCTAGCTTGATATCTTTGCTTCTTTTCGTGACGTTCCCTAGCGGCTTTAAGTTCAGCATCAACTTCATCAATCGTACGGCGCTTTGTTTGAAGCTCAAACTTAACCCTATTGTAAGTTTTCTCGCTGATGAAAGGCTCAATTCCCATTTCAGGAACGCCCTCAAAAGCTTCTTCAATTTCCCCCATCACACGCTCAGCTTTGTCTTCAGGCGCTTCTTCGAGGTCTTCCTCGGGTGTGACTTCAACGGGTGCTGGCTGTACAGCTCCCCTTTGCTTACGAGCTTCGATTTCCCGCCGCAGGTTAGCCTCGGCTTCAGCATCCGCAGCCTCTTGTGCCGCTAGTTCTTGTCGCCGTGTATCAACATAACCTTGTACATTTTCCTGTGCAGGTGCAGCTCCAAGCTCACGATTAAAGCGAGCACGAACTTTAAAACCTCGCTCCCGAAGCTGGGCAACAAGTTTATCTGCATCTTCAGGGCTAAGGTTTTTACCCTCGTGAGCGGTAAACCAATTCCCGCCATCATCTAGTATTTCCACAGTAGAGGCACCCGGAACTTCTTCAGCCGCCATCTCAGGCGCAGCAGGCACAACTTCTTCAGCCGCCATCTCAGGCGCAGCAGGCACAACTTCTTCAGCCACCATTTCAGGCGCAGGAGCTAGTGCGACGTCTTCAGGTGTAATGTCTGCTACAGTAGGTGTAGGCTGAGCCGCTACTGATTCTTCTGTTAAGGGCATCGCCGCAGCAGGCGCGGGCTGAGCGATAGGTGCAGGCGCAGCCTCGGGGGCAATACCCAAGTCCTTAGCCGCAGTTTCTGCGATACCCGGAACCACACTGGCAGGGTTAGGTTGCGTAGCAGCTTTGATAGCTTCAGTAACCGGAGCTTTAGCCGCTTCTTCAATAGTAGGTTCTGTAGGTGTATTATCAAAAACTGTTTCTTTACCATTTATATTAAAGGTGGTGCGCATCCGTCGTGGAGTAAATGACTTACCGGTAACCGCTTCCAGCGCAGCCACGGGGTCACCGTTGTGCTTGCCATTAGCAAGCTGTTTCTTAGCGTTATCAAACTGTTTCCCGTCAACATCGTTGATAGGGACAAGGGGGTTGTTGAGCAGCGTATCGTTCAGTAGCTGCTTAGCCGCTTCAAAGCGCTCAGTCAGCTTGATCTTCTTGTTGGAAAGGACTTGCTTAGCTTCGTCTAATGTACGCTGCTGTTGTCCTTCCGCTCCAGTATCTGTTCCAACAGTATCTCCACCAGTTCCCACTGATCCAGTGTCAGTTTCGTCAGCACTTCCGGCCATATCAGCGGATTGTACCCCAGCACCACTAGGAACGCTTGGCTCAGTTCCTCCGGCGTCAGTTGTATCATCAGTGACTGACTCATCTTCGCTCCTTAGCTTAGCTATATAGTTGCTGACATCTTGGCGCGCTTTTGCGTTAGCCTCAGCTTCCGACTTACCTTCGGATTTGTATCGTGTGAAAGCTTCTTCGTAGGCTTTACCTACACCACCGGGACCAACACGAAGCATATCTTCTTCAAGCGCAGCGGCGCGGCGCTCTTCATCGTCAATTTGCTCTTGGCGCTTGTCTGTGATTTTCCTACGACCAGCTGCGACATTTAGGCCACCACCAAGGATACCGCCAAGTGTACCTTCATAAGCGGCGCGTGAGAGCACGCCCTTCATTAGATCAGTTGGGAAACCAGCGCGAGTTTGGGCAAGGTTCTCGGCTAGTGCTTCTTGCCCAGCTTGAACACCTTCGGGGATGCCTTCAACAAGTGCGCCTTCTACGCCGCGACGGATAAATCCCTTACCTGTCGTTTCTACAGCAGTTTCGGCTACTTCAGTACCAGTAGCGCGGGCGGCGGCGGCAGTGGCAGCAGTGCGAGCCGTAATCTTAGAGGTTACGTCCTTGAGGACTTTACCGGCAATCATTTTACCGAGCAGAGGGGCAGCACCCGTTGCGCTAGCAGCGGCACCAATAACGCCGCCGAGGGCAATCATGTCTGTATTTTCGCCACCGTAAGCCTGCGCTTCTTGCGCGATCTTT